CTTACACGGCCTCCCGGTGATAGCAGTTAGAACCTATCGCAAAACGACAGGGTCGTCCCAAGAGGGGGCAAGAAATTTGCCAACTCTAAACCTCACAGACCGACGTAAGGGGAACCGAATCCCAATGTCGGAAGGTGAGACATAGGACGTACTAACCGCCGATAGTGGCCGCCTATCTAGTGTAAAAAGATGCGCTAGAAGGCCGTTCAGTGAATCATGCACTACCGTCTGAGAATGAGGGAGAAGAGCTGGCAATCGCCAACCTTCCCATCCATCTCGAACCCTGTGTCGATAGACAGAGGGGACGGCCTCGTCGAAGAAGGATTGCAAACCAATGTCACCGTAACCGAAGGGAACGCGATAAACGCGTCTTCCAAGGCACGAGACAAGATGTTTGTAACATCCTCTGAAGCGAGTTCGTAAAACGTCGACGCCAAAACGGCGATGACAGTACAGACGAAGCGCATTCGCAATCTTGTAGATGGATTGCGTCCCATGCAGACACTCCTTCAAATAAATGGGTTTAACATTGCGCCCATTAAAGAAGTGAGCACCGCAGGATTCACGAAACATCCCATCTTTGTAACTCTTCTTCGGATTTATGACAAAACCGAGAAAGGAGAAAACGCCGACAAGACGCTCATAGGACCTTGCAGGGACGACGATATCATCGCCGTATACAAGGACCCGCCACCACTCATCGCCCTCGTACTCACACACTGAGCTCGTTAAAGCCCAGAAAATCAAGCTTTGCAGCTCGAACGTGAAACCATTCCCCATCGAGGAAAACTTCCTCAAAGGTGATATGGATCCGCCTATGTTCACGGCGGGAGTACGGCAAGCAGAAAGGGCTGAAAACCAATCCTCGGGCAGAAGGAAGCGCACCAGCTTATAGCTGATGCGATCCGACGCACTGGAGAGGTCGACAGTCGCGAGAGTTCCATCCCTGGAACCATCTCGAGCGCTATCTGCGTTGGAAGAATGCCCATAATCGAGGTCGACGCCGAAACGGCGGAGACGACGACGGATCGCAGCACCGAAACCGAGCTGAACAAAGATGTTAAAGTCCGGCTCGATACCGATGACGCGATCCGTAAGGGCGTTCTTAGGAACGGTGATCACCTGGATGTGGTCCTTAAGGGTGACATTAAGCAGCTCGTCACCCAGCCTGGTCTGAGCGCAAAACGCTTCCAGGAAGGGAACACAGGAGGTCGATAATTCAAGGCCTTCAAACTTCATTTTCTTAGCAACGGATACGTCAACACCTCTAACCGAGGAGGACGAACCAGGGCCAAAGCGAAAGCCTTTGGAGACATCGTCAAGATCAAGACTACCTAAAACTCGAGCAATTTTGTCGCGCGCCATTGAAATAATGGTACGCGTTTGGTCCACAAATAGGTTAGCGGACCAAAGTTGCCTGAGTCGGCGGTCTGAGTCGACGAGGTCATCCTCAACGCTGATGTACTTGCGTATAGCAGCGTCTTCTCTAAAAGAATCATCGAAACCCGGGACGCCACAGAGCTTCTTTACTAAACAAATAGCAAAGTAAGCGTCTGCGAAGTCATCCGGGTCCTCAAAGCAACGAGGATCAATTTCGTGACTCTGAGCAGACTCCCAATCGTCGTACTTTAACGATAAGAAGACGCCAAGAGAAGTTGGACCGCCTGCGCAAGCAAGGAGGTCCATGAGGACACGCTTGGTCTGGGCTAAACCCATATCGACCTGTTTCTTTACTCTCATATCCATGATAGCTCCTCAGGAGTTATCCACAGCACCTCACGGTGTTATGTAGATAGGGCGACCGATTAGGCGACGAAGTCGAGATCTTGAATCATGCTGACGAACGAAGCGTTCGAAAGCAGATTCTTGAAATAGGCCAAGGCGTCTTTGCGGCTCGCGGTGGTAGAACGTTCAGGGGCGACAATGTCGCCGAAGAACGTAACATCGTACGCCTTTTGAGGCGCAGCGGTGATACCAGCCAGAGTAGAGCCCGAAATCGTTTCGAGAACGGGCACAGTCACCTTCAGGGACAGACGGTAGTTACGCGTAGTGCCTTTCGGCTCACGCAACTCCGCTGTAATGGTCGGATAACCGACCGGAATCCCGCCAACAATGTCCTGCCATTTTGCAACGGCATTGACGATGTTACGGGCCTTGAAGGTGTGAGCGACAGGGGTAGTCTGTCCGTCATTGATTACTACGTCGGCAAAAGCTGACATGGTGGTCTTTCTAGGAAATGGAACATTATGGAGTCTGGCTAACGGTGAAAAGCCTGTTTAACTAGCGCCAACGCGTTAAGCGAGTGACGCAAGCTAAGCGGATTCTTAAACCCAGGAAACTCGGGGATAGGAAAACCACCAAGCTTCCACCGTTGCATTTGGAACCTTTTATAGTATCCAAAGCCAGACGACTGGTACCAATCTACGACTTGAGCACGCTGAAAGGAGTCTTGATAGACATAATACTCCTTGTTTTCCAAGTAAGTGTGAGAGCCATCGACGAACGTCCAACCGGACGTAGCGTCGAGTGCCTCGAGAAAATTCCCGACTGGAACAAACCAGTCCCACACAAACGAGAAAGGGATCAGTTCCCACGCTACATACAAAGGATTGGTTAACCCTAAAGCAGCAGAGTAGGCCAGCGGCGCGGAGTTCAGTCGAGCCTGTATAGTGGTGGAGACACCACTTTTACGGGTCCGATTGACAAGAGTACCGAGACTTTCTTCAGTACTGGTTTTGCTCACTGATTGAGCAACCACCGTGTCGTGAGAAGTGCCTTTAACTCGTACGACATCCTTATTCAGGTTGCCGGCGAGGGCACTAATAATCCCGTCAATGTCCTGGAACAACGGTAACCAACCGTATTGGAGTTCCAACCAAGCATTGTCTATCCGGTTTTGATTCGGAGGAGAATGTCGGTAATACTTCGATCTCTTCCCCCAGTTACGGGGGTTGCCCATCGCGGCACGGTGTGCCAGATTTGCAATTTGATTGAAGCGATTAGACAGCATTTGAAGGGATTTATTACTCTCGGCAAAGAACACAGCCACATTGGAACCTCCTGATTTAAGTTTCAGGAGGGCCTTTGTGTCTGCGGATTCCCAAGAAGTGGAGACAGGGGGATCAACGAAGGATAAACCTCCGAGAGACCCGAATCCCCACGACTCAGAACCAAGTGTGGCCCGTCTATTATGCCAGGTACCGTTGAATGATTTCCATTCCTCGATAACTTTCAAATAGGATGAATCAGGCCGAAGACGGCCGTTTCTCCACCATTGACGAGTCACAGTCCGATAGTAATCGCTTGTAGTCCCAGTGGAATCCCAAGGGGGTTGCCAGTTACCGTCGTAAATAGTGTGAGTCTCGGTGCCAACAGAAGTATCGTCGGTAACGAGGGTTCCCATATTCACGAACGTAGACATAGCAGCGCCTCAGGAGATTGCAA